TCTTTAGGTGTGATAGCATCATCTTTACTTATAAGACTACCTACTAGCTTTAAAATACCAGCATCGGGTACAATGTCACTTACACCCTTTAAAATGTTTGGTGCTACTTTAGTAAGGAATTTACCTACTCTAGTATCTTTAAACTTTTTTTTGCTTTTTCTTTTTTCCATTGCTCTTATTTAGTAACCACCATTTTTGTAAAGTGTAACCAATAGTTACCACAAGAAGAATTACCTTTAATATTACATCTACGTTTGTCATTGAAAATATAAATGTTCCTAAATTAATTAAAAGTGTTTTGTAATCTGTTATCATTTTAGCAAGATTTACAATTAGAATAGGTATGATATATACCTGGTCTTTTAGTCACTAATACTTGTTGTCTGTTGTCTTCTTTTTTATAAGAAACGTGTAACCATTTTGGTTCTGCGCCAAATTCCCAAATAAGTTGGTCAAAAACTAAATTGTCTTTTATCCAGTAAAACATCTCAAGGTTAGACTTACCGCCCATACTTGTAATATCAAAAGCTTCACCACGTAGATGGCTGCTTCTTGCTGCGCCTTTTAATGCAGTATTTAATTCTAAAGACCTAAACATACTATTTACTTTAATTGGTGCGCCTACCCACTCTCTTAATGGCTCAAACACCTTTTCAGCTAGTAGCTGCATACTCTCAACTTGTTCCTCATTTGGTTTATTCTTTATACCGTATTGTTTAGCATAATTAGAACCAACTGCTTCTTTGTAAGATATGTGTTTACTTATTTTTTTCATCTGTGATTAATTTAAAAGTTCCATCCTCAAGATTTACTTCTATTTTGCCATACTTTTCTTCTAAATCCTTTTTGTTCTTTTCTTGCTTCATAGCAAGTTCTGCAAACATATGTGATAGTGTATGTGATTGCGTTTGTAATAAACCTAAATCGTGTAAGATTGCTTGTTTCTTTTGTTCTTGGTCTTTAAATGTTTTTAACTCACTTTTTGATAATGTACCCATTGTATTGTTTTTTGATTTAATCAAATATACTAATTATTTAGGTACTTCCGCACCTCTCGCCCAACCATAAAAACTATGTGCTGCCTTGTCCGCAGGAAACACCTCAAATGTACCGAAGGTTAACAAGTCGCTACTCATTACATCGATGGCATAGCCGTCATAGTAAACTGCTAAAGTTAGAATATTACCATCTGCATCGTATGTAGCTGGTATCTTTACCACCTTACCGATATATACAACCGCTGCTGTTGTTGGAGCAAAGACTATTTTGCCCCTTACTTCTAATATTACACCTAGATTTAAAAGGTAGTCTTTCCCTTGTTGTTCTGTTGGAAAATTTGTTTTATATATTTGCATCATATCTATATAGTTGTTAGTTCTGCAAGTTCTGTATCTGTTAATAATGGAAATACTGCTGCGCATTTAGTTTTGCCATAGAAAAAATTATTTCCTGAACCCAAAGGATTTGCGAAGTTCATTCTGTCTAAAGTTCCACTACTCCAAACACCTGCAGATGTATCTGTTCCTACTTCAACTCCATCAACCCATAAAGCATAATCATTTTCTTTATACTTACAAGCAACTTTTGAATTATTTACTATAATTCCATCATATTTTATATTGGCTTGTAAAACACCTCCCACATAAGCAGCAAAACCAAATTCACCGCTTTTAGTGTAGTATAAGTAAAGTCTATCGACATTAAACCCACTTGACAGGCTAATATGTCTATTAAGTTCGCTTGTTTCTTCTAAAGCTGATATCTCTGCATATAAAACACCCGATGTACTATTTATAGATGCAGCACTCCCTCCATTGGTACAATCATCTTGGTTACGTGTTACTGATGTTCCATCTGTGGGAATATAGCTTGTAGCATAGGGTAAAATCTCTATTTGCCCACCCCAATAAAATTGGGTTGCATTTTCTGTTGGATTACCAGTAGATGTATCTGAAGATTGAATTATGCTAGTGAGAGTTAAATCAGTTGCAGACGTTGTAGTTGCTGAAATTCTATATACTCCATTTCCGTAATTCACAATACTCGTGTTTGTAGGAGACCCCGTTGAGTTTGCTACTGTACCATTGTCTAAATTAAACCAAACGCTTACGGGGTTATCGATACTACCAATTCTAATAAGAGCAAAAGCATCTAAATTGCCTTTTTTTACAAAGATGCTTGATGTTACACTCCCCACTGCCATAGTCTTGTTTTGCCTAATGTAACTATTCGAAGCCGATGCACTAAAAGTTGCTTTAGTCATAAAACTAATTCCATCGGGAGATAATGTGGTAGATACCTCTGTCGCTATGTTAACACGTTGCCATTGACTAAAATCCTCGCTGTATGTTATTAGGTTTGTACTCTGCGGTTCAAACAACCAGCTTCCACAGCCACTATCTGGAACTACTTCTTGCCCTAGATATTCTTTTACAGAACAATTGTCTATTGAGCCGATAAAGGTAGTACCTGAAGACCGCCATTGCACTACGTCTGTAGAACTTTCTGCTTCTAAAATAGCAGAATAAGTTCCATTTCCTGTTGCAGTAAAGGAAGCATCTCCTGTACTCCCTAAATAAACCCTAGATGTTCCACTTGTATAGTTTAAAATATCAAATGTTATTTTGTATAATTTGCCTTGTGTAAGGTTAGGTCTCTGTAAAATTTTATCCCCACTACCTACAAAATTACCTACACCATTCGCTACATTGGCTGCACCTATTAACTCCCACCCCGTAGCACCATTACTAAAATCTCCGTTAGTAACCAATTCACTCCCTAAAGCATCTTGATAACTGAAACCATCGTAGTTTATTCTCGGTAGGTTAGTATCATCTGTTATTTCTATAACTGAGATATTGGTTATTGAACCTACTAAGTTACCAGTGCCCGAATTATTAATGTATAAGTTTAATGAGTTTGTTGTTGTTCCTGTAAAAGTGTGTGTTCCTACTTCTGTTATAACAGAAGATGCCGCTCCATAACAATCAACTTTAACACCGCCACTTGTTACCTCTGTAATATTAAAACTTACTTTTACTTTTGTTCCTGTGTTACCTTCTAGAGCGGATATTGATTGAAACATTCTACCTCCACCAGTACTTGTAGCAACATTATCACCTATTGACCAGTTAGCATCTTTAAACCAATTTTGTCCGACTTCCTTAACTGAAACATTATCTATTGAGCCAATAAAAGAAGATGAGCCAAAGAAATTAAAGTTATTGTTTGAGCTATCGTTACAAACAATGTATTCGGTTTTTACACCATCACCACTTTGTTGTTGCCCTATAGTATTAGAACCACCTTGAAACCTAAATTTAATAGTTCCACTAACGTAATTTTTTATTTCGTAAACTACTTTGTATGTTTTATTTAATGTAAAAGTTGTATTTGGTGTATTTGTTACAGAGCCAGTTCCTTGTGAGCCATCAAAATCTAAATAACCGCCAACATTATAAGTTACTCCACTTATTAAAGTCCAATTACTATCTGTAGCGAAACCTCCGTTTGTAATTAATTGTGAGCCTTGCTCACTAAAATCACCATTCTGCACCAAATTACTAGATAGAATTTGTACATCTTCAACTAACCCTTGTGCGTTTACTCTTGTAGCCGCAGAATTTCTTGAAAAGTCAAAGTCACCACTTCCATCACTTGGTTTAACACATAGCACTTTGCCGTTGTCATAGGCTGTTGGTGTTAATACAATACTTGCCTTGTCTAATAAATTGCTCATTATGTTATGTTTTCAAGTTCATCTAAAGTTGCTGTAGTACAAATTTCATTTTCATAAAAATCTGCTCTTGCTTGTAATAATACTAATAAGGCTGGTACAGCACTACACCCAGCAAATGGTCGGTAAATTATACCCCATCCAACGTTGTTGTTACAAGCACCTTTACCCCAAAAAGATTTAGTGTATATTGGACTTCCTATCATTTTTTTTATTTTTTTTCTTTAAAAAAGTTTTTAGCTTTTTAATATTCTTTGCCTTTGGTTTGTAAATCATAGAACCCATCCGTTAAATGTAGCAGAATAACTAGGGTATAAATCATCATTTACATTATTAGTATACTCTGGGTAGGTAGTTTGGTTAAAACTCATAAAATCTATAAATCTTCTTGAATACCATTCTGCGTTTGTTCTTGCTTTTTCAACTAAAAAATCAACCTCGTTTTTGTCTACCGTTTGTGAGTTTTCTGATGTATGTTTAAATACACCACCATTCTTAATTTGATAAGCTGCAAAAGGTATGTAGTTAGATTGTGCATACCATATTAACATACTCACAATAAAATCATTTAAAAGAGTTTTCCATCTTGCATTTGCTGGTAAATCAATTCCAGCTATAATTGCAGCAGTCAAACCCTTATACATATTTGTACCAATTATTTGTTGTACATCAATTTCTTGAGCAATCTTAATAAATTGTATGAACTTATCTGTATCAACATTCCCATCAATGATAGAGTTTCTTACTAAATCTGTTCTATTTATAAATAATACTGTTGCCATCTATCTTCTTTTATTAGTTGGTAAAAAACCCTCATTAGGCATATCAATTGGTCTTTTAGCTACAAGTTTATCGTTAACCTCTGGCTTAAAACCTTTTCGTTTAGCTTCATTTACACTTATTAATGGTGCTTTGGGACTTTTAACATCAATACGTTTGCTATCTAGTGTAAACATATAAGTTTTGCGCATCCAGAAATGATGACACGCACCGCCACCTTTGTAAAACCAAATAGAATATGTGTCTGCACCTCTTGGTCCCCAACCTGGATTTACTGCCCTTGTACTCATTTGTATAATATCTTCTTTGCGGTATATCTTTTTAGATTTTACCATTTTCTCACAAAAACTTCTTGTTACATTTTTACCCTCTTTGTCAAATGTATCTTTTAAAGGTGCGTATTGATAACGTACTTTAAATGCAACATCTTTTACAGCTTTATCTTGTTTTGATTTTGCGTTTGGTCTTGATGTACCAGTAGAAACAAATTCCCATATTTTTGACAACGTGCTTTTGTTCTTTTTGTTTAGTTCATCAATTTGATAATCAAGAGCATCTTCATTATCATAATCAACTTTTCTTTCATCAATTAATGTCCATTCGCTTAAATCTTCATCTTCACCAAATTCTTCTAAATCAACTTCACCGTGTGACTTACAGGGCATATACCAAACCTTACCATCTTCTTCGTGTTCGTGGTAACCCTCGCAATCTATCATCTTTGCAATAGCTTCAGCTTCTTCTTTTGTTCCGTATGCTTGTTTTCCATCAATCTCTTTTAATTGTATTGATGACATATTTTCTTTTATATATCCACATATTTTAGGTGCTGCTGCTGCTCCATACCTTTTAGTTTGTTCAGCAATACATTTGTCCCAAGGATATTTAGCAAGATTTACCGACATCTCAACACCTGTTTCTTCTTCTATAGTCTCACTATCTTGTAAGTCTTTATCTACATCAGTAAATTCTAGTGGCTGTAAGGTTGTAAAGTATAGGTTTAAGGCTATATCGTTGTAAGCAAGTATTTGGTCAAAGCTATCAATTAAAAGTTCTTGAAACGGTCTAATTACAGTGTTATCCATTAAAAGAGATGCTGTCTTTATTTCATCTGCATTGTTACCTAAACCACTACCATCTTTTATACCTAATAACATAGGTGAAACAATACGATGTGCAACCATTATTTTCTGTGTGCTTTCTTCTGACAAGAATTGGTATTGGTTATGAGCATCACTTAATTGTACTGGTGTTATTTCTGCTTGACTTTCTTTATTGTCGTTAAAAGCAAGTATGAATTTACCAGCATTGCTTGTTCCAGAAAACTTCTGTGCAATTTTTGTTTCTATTGATTGTCTTTCTTGTTGGTTTGGTGTTCCGTTGTTAAAATTGATTAACATACTGGGGCTCAGACCGTTAAGAATATTATTGAGGTGATAGTTAGATACTTCTTCTTCAAGTTCTGCATACTGTAAACCTCCCTGATAATCGACAGGAGAATAGTAGTAAAAGCCTGATTTATAGGGTTTTATGTAATATATTTCTATGCTTTCTTTAGACATACCAAAAGCTGGTATTCTTAAAGGGTCATCAGTTCTTTTTATGTTTGCCCAATCATTATAATAGTAATATGCTGGTACAATACCATCTTCATTACATTTTTCTGCTCTTAAAGTCTCAATAGGCATATGCTCTAGTTGAACAATCTTGCTTCTATCCTTTGAGTATATAACTTGAATAGCAGCTTGTCCCATTAACTTTAAATCATAACAACATCTTCTTACAACATCTTTTCTAAACAAAGAAATCATCTGTGCATACTCATTAGGTTTTCTATTGCTATCTGTAGCATTTAAACCTTTACCGTAGATTGCTTGGCTAATTCCATTAATAGCTGCATTGTTTGTAGGTGAACCATTATACCTATCAATAAGAAATTGAAAATAGTTGTTATCTGCACCATATTCAATCCAATCTTCACCATTAACTTCTTTAACCTCTGGTGATGTATATGTACTTAAATTAACAAAGCCAAATTCTGAAGATTTAGATGCCTTTGCAAATTGTCCCTTTTCGTTTCTTTTTCTCATATTACAATGTAATCATTATTGCTGCCATTATATGTGGTATACTGTCCCTCATTTAGTTTGTAATGGTCATTTGTTGTTTGGTCAATATCTTGGTCAGTACAAAATACTCTATCCCTATATATTGCAATGGTTTTTGCAGCATCTTTAAATAAAGTTAAATCATAAAAATGTCCCTCAACTAATTTAGGTGAAAATACATTGTTAAAACTTACATAATTACCAGCAAGTGTAGCGGTAGTTATTGCATAGTCAACACTAACATTTGTGCTATCATCTCGTATCTCCATAGTAAACGTACTAGTGTAAGTTCTTGGTATAACTAATAGATTTTGTGCTGTTGCAGATGTGGTTAATATTATCATCAATTATATAACGTATAAATAAAGGTAATTTGTAAAAACAAAAAAAAAGCACCCGATTAAGAGTGCTTTAAATTTTAACTAAATATTAATTACTCTTGACCAGGTAATGCTGGTACTCCAACTGGTGTTGGGTCAATCTTTGTTGCATTTGGTGTAACGGCTGTTGCTAAAAAGAATGGTGCTACTTCTTCCATTCCTTCGAACGTTAGTGTAAATCCGCTTAAATCTCCTGCTGCTGCCCCAGTTACTACCGTACCGCCAGTACATTCCATCCCATTTTCTAAACCACATAGAAAGCTATTACCATAGTAATCTTCTACTACAATATTTGGTCTAGATATTGCTAAAGTTTGTAACTCTGATTGAGTTTTAGCATCTAAAAATGTTAGTGTAAGGTTTAAAGTTTGAGTATAAAATGTCGTACCATTCTCTCTAGATGACGTCACACTTGTCTCTAAACTAGAATTACCTTTTACTGGATAGTCAAACCATACAGATGGTGCTGCTGCATCTACTATAGTTGCTTCTTTTGTTGTTGCATCTACTGTTACACTTCCTATACCGCCGAAATCTGCAAAGTAAACTCTTTTTATGCCACCAAAGGCGCTCTTACAAGGTAGCTGTCTACCCGTTGTTAATGTACAAGCCATTGTTTTTTTTGTTTTATATAAAAAAAGGGTAAGAAGATAAACCACCTACCCTAGTTTTTTGATTAATTACTATTTGTAACTATCTGATTATCAGACAATTAAGCGTATTCTACTAAATCAGATGCGATACCAAACTGTACACTTGCGGTAAATCTAAGTATCATTCTCACATTGTTACTACCATCCAAATCTGCCATATCTAGTACTTTTACTTCTTGTGCTGAATTTAGTAATCCAGTTCCAAAGTATAAGTTAGAGCGTTGTGCTGCATACATTTTGTTGTCAGCCATTCCTGGACATACAAAGATTTTAACTCCATTCACCGTTAGGCTTCCGTTGTTCCACCATTGGGTTCCCATATTAGCTACACCATTTGCACCTAAACCATTTGCTCCAAAACCACCTAGTGCTTGAACATATAATTTAGCTGCTTTACTTCCGATGTATAGGAATAAATCTTCTTTACCATATAGTGCTGCTGGTATTGCATCAACTACTTTAGAAAGTTCGTCAATAATGTTTGTAGATAACAACCCACCAGCTACTGCTGCTACTTGTTGTGCTGCTGGAATATCTCCCGCTGCTGCTGATGCTGCAATTAGCTTTTCAAACCCATCAAAAGAGTTTACTGTTGCTGCTGCCGTATCTCCTCTCCAAATATTTTCTTCAGTGTTCTGTGCAATGCTCGAAGCCACGTGAGCAATCATAAAGTCTGTGAATTTTGGAGGTAATGTTTGACCAAGACCATAACCCATTGATTGAGCTTCCCAATCGTTTACAAAGTCATACTTACATAACTGTAGGTTTACTTGTAGTTCTTTAGGTTCAATTATTCTTTCAGTTAATGTGATTGTAGATGTAGGTGTGAAATCACAAGATGCAGATGCTACTAAAGCATTTGTTGCCAACTTCTTGATTACTTCTTTAAAAGCAATGTTTGCCTTTACTGTTAAACCGCCATCATCAATAGTTGATGCAGATAATAAAGCTGCTGCGATATACTCACCAGCAAACTCACCAGCATATGTAGTGGTGATGTTAGTGGTTGTTGCTAAATTTACGTTTCTTTTATTCATTTTTATTTATTTAATTTGCTTAATACTCTATCTAGTGTTGTGTTAAATTGTCCTTTACCAAATTGCACTTGTGTTTTTTGTGGTGCTTTTGCTTCTGGATTATGTTTGATTGGTTTTACTGCTGAAAGTTCTTCTTTCATTTCAACTTCTTTTTCTTCAACCACTTCTTCTGCTTCTACTTTGTCAGACTTTAAATCTGCAATAGCATCTTCTAGGTTTTGGATTTTATCTTCCA